GCCCCCCTGCCGGCCAGCAGGAGCCAGACTGACCACCAGTCACCGGGAGGCAGGATCTGGTGCTTGTGCGCCTTCTGAAGCCACCCCATGCGCCATGCCCAAGCAACCTGCTGCTCTGGCTTGAGCGTTAGGAATTTACGCTTGGTATCCGGATCCTTGAGGATCTCGACCACGTCAGAAGGCAATTTACCCCCACTTTTGGGGGAATTTCCCACTTTCATCGGTACTGGCCGGCGAGCGATCGAGACAATTTCCCACTTTGTACCCCATTTCTGGGGTGAAAATGGGAGGTCACTCTTCGATCTGCCGCGTCATCTCGGCGTTCTTGAGAATTGACTCAAACATCTCAGTCGCTTGGATGTTGATCTGCAGGGGGTTATCAGCGTCACCAGCAAAAATCGCCCGGTCCCCATACTTCTTAGGGTTGAACTTGGCCAGTAACTTCAGCCTAGTCTCAATCTGGAGCTTCCTATGGCCCAGCATATCCTCGCGGGTATACATGACCTTCCCGTCATCAGTCTCAACGATCTTGCGCCCTTCTACAGGCGTATCAGCGATCTGCAAACACTCCTCGGCCATTTTATCGTAGCCAATGTCGCGTGCGTGCGCGATTGCTGTGGATAGAGCGTCATCCCGCGCCATCCAATCATAGACAGTACGCCACTCAGGCATATGATCCCGGCGGCAGATCTCCCTCAGCGGAGTTCCCTCAGCCAGACCTTCACAGATCTCCTGTGCTATAGCGGAACTGTACTTAGATGGCCTTCCAGTGAACTTTACTGGCGCGGTTGGTGCTGGAGTGCCACCCATTGCGGTGATCATCTCCTGCTGGCGTTTGATGGCCATTGCGGCCTCGAATGCGCCCTCGATCTTGGCGGCTTGATCAGGCGTGATCGCCTTCGGTTTGCGTGTTTTCTTCGGCGCGTCCGACATATTCCAGTCTCACTGCGTTGGAGTGTTGATTTTACAGGACATTCTAGATTGATGCTAGAACCATATGGGAACCTTGAAGGAACCAAGTTGGATCCTTGTTGGTTCCATGATGGTTCCTAATCTCTACGCCATCGATATAGGTGAGCGTTTGTATGAGGAAGCACACACTTCATTGGGCTAACAGTGCCTGCCGTGCCAGCGCTTGGACACGAATAGGTTGTGACCCTTACGAACGGACGCTTGCGGCCCCACAGAAGGCTGCAGCGCACGCCCCACTGCCATTTAGCCCGTCGCCAATAGGTTATCGCCAAGCCGTACTGTCCGTTAGCGTACTCGGCCCAGCACCACTCCTCAGGAATAACGAGGATCGTGAGCCTACGAATCGTTGCTTCGATTCTCATTCTGTTTCTCCCTCTTGCGTTTGTCTTTGTGCTTTCCGGCCCCTCGGGGAGGCCGCTGGATTAAGTCCCGGACTACCGGGTTACGCTTTGCCATCACGCTCCTCCTCAATGGTTGGATCCTCGATATACCGCAGCCAGTTCTGGATATCTGCGGTGCTCATCCAGTCCCCGCGGGTGCCGTCCGCCTGCGGCCCAAACTTGCTGCTCTGCAGGTGAACCCGCAGTTCCTGAATGCGGTCCTTCATGGATAGCAGGCGCTCAGTGACCTCGCCGCGGTCCTGCTGTAGTTTAGTGATGTAGTTCATTCGCTGCTCCTTCGCTATGGCCCCCGTAGGGGCCGGGTTGATTTAGATCCAGTTCTCAGCGATCTCGTCGAGCGCCCACTCAAGGGTCTCGCTGTACCAGAACCCGTTGCCGTCCCGCACGATCACGCTATCGTCCTCGTCGAAGACATAAAAACACTTGTGGGTTGTCGTCCCGAGAAGCCGTGAGCGGTCTTCGATGATCGCCTCAGCGATCGTTGGGTGGTAGTCCATCACGTTGACTAGGCGGCTTGCAGTTTTCATTCTCTTCTCCTTCGATGTTGCTGCGTTAGTGCAGTGAAGTCAGTATACACAAAAAAGGGGCTCGCAACCCCTTTCTGTAAAAATATTTTAGTCCTCCTCTCTATCCGGGAAAGTGAGGCTCAAGTGATTGAGCAAGCTGTACAGGATGTTCTTCTCATGCTCTGTCTCGGCGGCGATCGCTAGGCGCTCCACCTCACAGATGATCAGCGCCTCGCCAGCGTCCATCCCTGCGTGATATTCGCTCTTCATAGGGCGTACTCCTCGCGGCTGCCGTTGATCCACTTCGGGGTGCGGCCGCGGCCTGCCCACGTCGCGCCTGATACCGGGTCGCGGTACTTTGGCGGGGCTGTCTTGCGGCTGCCCTTACCCGCCGGGGCGAATCCCAACTGCTCCGCGGTGATTCCCTTCTCCCGGATGATCGCCTTGAGGTCCGCAATGATCTCGCGGTTCTCGGCCTTACGGGCCTCCTCCGCCTGCTTCATGAGTGCGTCTGCTTGTGCTTTCAGTTCTTCGTAACTAGCCATGATGGCCTCCTCTGTAGTGCCCCCGTAGGGGCGGTTAAAAATTACTCTTCGTCTTCGTAAATCGTTGGCCATATCGGGGTCTCGCCGTTTGAGAACCCTTGAACTCGCATCGTCTCGCCTTTCTTGTCAGTAAAGACAACTTCAAAAATGCTGAAGGCGTGTCCAGCGGATGACTTCTCTTTCGTAAAAACCCTACTCTTCATTTCAATCGCAACCACATCGTGCATATCAACATTTACCATGATTCGCTCCTTGTTGCCCCCCGAAGGGGGCGGTTGGTTTACTTGCTGGTGACCTTGACGCTGAACACTGCCGAGACCTTGGTGAACTGCTTGTACACGTCCTCACCGAAGGTCTTGACAAACTTGGCCTTGTCAAACGTCTCGCGGTTTGCTTCAACGTAAGTGGCCTTGAACAGAGCACCTTCGACTACCTTGTCGCCGCCTGCGCTTGCGGACTCTTTGATAGCGTCCTTGATTGCGTCAGCCTGCTTAGTCAAGTCAGCGATCTGTGCGAGCAGTGCGCCGAGGGTGTCGATGTTGTTCAGTTGAAGATCGTTGTTCATGATTCGCTTTCCTTCTCTGTTGTGCCCCGCGAAGTGCAGTGCATGAACAGATAGTACCCCGCCTAAAATCTTTTGTGTGGGATTTCAGCAAAAATATTACTAACCTAGGGTTTCCCCTAGTAGATCGCGCACGTCCTGCAGCAGATTGGCCTCGTCGAACCCGTAATGACGGGCAAAACCCTTCGTTCCTAGTCCGTGTACGCCGCTATTTCCGCGGTGGTGCTCTACGCATAGACCGAAGGCGTCGAAGTGACTGGAGCGCCTCCCAGCCCCGGTGCCGGCCCGTTTGTGATGGATTTCCACAGGACCGGGATCGTGAGGGCCGTGGAGCTTCCTGCACACCATACAACCGAGTGCTGCCACCCGGCTGAGGTGCTCACGCTCCGACGCTTTCAATCGGCTTTCCTAACGTCCGCAAGTGATAGCAGTAGTCAGGCTCCCCCCGCAGGTACGGGCCTGATGTATCTACCGCGATGTATGCCCACATATCTCCCTTGGGCCCCGACACCATCCGCCGGTGTAGTTGACCCTCCGCGCACATCTTCGTCATCAGGTTCACGAGGGCCCTTCGGTTACCCGTTACCTTGATCTGCGGCAGAGTTAGCTCGCCTGCATTACGCAAAGCCTCTATCACCTCATCTCTCATTGCCCGTCCCCTAGTAAAAAAGCGAGTAGGTCATAGCCGTACTCTTTGACTTGATCTAGCAATGAGTTGAAGAACTCTCCGCTGTAAACGTCGTCGTATCGATTAAACATCTTGATCCTTCAGTTGTGCGTGCAGGCGCTTGTTAAACGTGGCCTCGTTGTCGTCACAGGAAACCAACCAGTCAATCCGTTGAACATAGATGTACGCCCGTCGCAAGAGCCTCACCGCCTCATTGAACTCGGCGATCGTCTCCGGGCTGTAAGGCTCGTCCCAGTCCTGAGTTGCGTTTTCTAACGCCAACTGCTCAATCTCATCCGCAAGTTTCTGCAATTCAAACTGCTTGTAATCAAAATGTCCGCCGCTCATGACCAATCCTCATAGAATTTGTGTTGTCCAACCGGTAGATTAGCGCCGCACCGTTGGCACCTATCATGGGTGTAACGGTAGTGCGCATCAATGCAACTGATGACGTTCTTGTGGCCGAATAGCCAGCACAGAAACTTATCCACCGTTCTTCTCCTTAAGTTGTTGCATCAAAATTTTTTCCTGCTCAGTCCACTTAAAGGCGTCCCCGTACTTCTCATTCCAGTTTTCTGGGGGTGACAGGTACCACTTCCACCATTCTTTAGTTGGTTTATCCACCGTTCTTCTCCCTAAGTTTTAACTCAATCAAGTTGTAAAACGCCAGCAAACCACCGTCACCAAGTTGATCGAGAATGATCTGGTACTCCTCGTCATTCAGCCCTACCCACTGGCGCGGGGCGGCGTAGAGGGGTGTTACCGGGCCTTCAGCCCAATCGCTTGGGTCAAACTCGTGAAGGTTTCCCCTATATCGCCACGCCACCGGCTTCTGTTCGCGGTCAGTCATAGCCAACTCCCTTGCAAAACATATTTTTTCTTACCCTTTTCCCACACATCAATCTGCCGTTCTTTAAGCCTTAAACGCTTGGCGTAGTACCGCGCACGACCTAAATATTTAGTTGCAATAAAGTTTCTGCCGCCGCCTTGGGGGTAATCAATCCAACGACAACATACGTAATATAGTTTCTTGGACCAGCAGTGTTTCATTTCTTCCCCCCCTTTTACGGTTCACGGCTTTCCCGTTCGGTAATTTTGATTCACAATTAGTAGGCTTTCCTGCGGATTCTTCCCGTTCGGGATTGCAGATCA